CTCCAACTGGTGCCAATAGAAAAGGCAACCGCTACTTTCGTAGCCAAAGATGTGGGACTCCTCCCACGGTTAGAGAGCCTAACCTAAGCCGAGACTTGACAGAGCAAGTCTCATCTTCCCGGTGGATTCATCAGGGTTGACACCCCTGATGGAAGCACCCCACCCAACATGGTCAGCAAGCCAGGCATCACGAGTAACAGAACGCAAAGAGTAGCAGGGAATTTCCCTGCGACTCAAGCGTTTGTTCCAGCGGGATGAGTCGCGAGCTGAGGAGTCGAGAACGACAAACGCGTCCGTCTCATGTATATCTTCACTCCTAGGAGTGGAGACTACAAGATGACCATAACGCGAATCCAGAATGCAACCGCGAATGGCGGAAGCAGTATGGTGATAGTGAAGCCGATAAAGGGTTCGTTGTAACGAACACAGTGACGGTAAACTATCTATCGCCGGGTCCCAGTTTGACCTGAGACGGGGGAGACCTCGTCGAAAAATAAGACGGGACCGAGACCAAAGAGCGTAAGCTCCACAGGTCTCACGTAAGGGGCCGCAACCAGAGGACTTCTCGGTGTTCAAAGAGAAGCCCAGGGATTGGAGGACGTACCTTAAATGAGGAACGTACTTGGAATCGGAGACAATATCATCACCAAAGACCGAGAAATCGGTTTTGAAGGAAGATACCACCTCAGATCTTAGTACAGGACCACGAGAACCGTTCGCTATATGTCTGGCAGCAACACAAGCAGCCATACATACACAGGAAAGCAAAACAAAGCAAAACCCATTCCCCATAGAGGCGAATGAGCGGAGCTGAGCGAGCTGTCCGGTGGGTTTGCGGGTATCCGAATAAAAATCGGAGCGAGCGCAAAACATAGCCTGCAACCAATCAACATGGTTACCGGGGACGTCCATTAGATCATTGCAAAGGCCGGTAGTAATACTATCGGAAGCTGCAGAGAGATCAATGGTGGCGTACTCGGGGGAAACCATAATGAGCTCTTGGTTGCGTCGCCATCGGGTCGAGAGATCGATTCCGATGGCAAGTAGTCGACGAGAGAGCAATCGACCAATACCTTGCTGTATAGCTTGGTTCCAGCAATGCTCAATGCAGATTACACGGTCAGTCCAAGAAGTCTTTGGGACAACGCTAACAAGCGAAGTCCTAGGGACATAGGAAGACCGAGGTAAGCGACAGAGAGGATCAAAGGAATTGACTATAGGCAAGTCCGGGGCAGGTACAAGCCACTTATCGTGGCCGGTGTGCCCTTCGGCGATCGATCCAGGGCCGTGGCGCATAAGAACAGAAGCCTCAACTTCGGAATACCGACCCATTATGTGATGGAGAGACTCCGCCACATAACGAAGGACGTCTTCACGAAGACAGGCGCGTTCTGCGCCGCGCTGGAAGTCGACGAATTGGTCTATAGATGTCGTGGTATTTACGCCAGGCAGTACAGGGGCCTTAGCAAAGAATTCACAAGCGATTAATTCGCTCATTGAAGCAGTGCTAGACTCAGTATGGAAGGCGTTCGACATCCATTCGCTGCGCCACTCTCTGATATTCGGGAAATCCGGAATATCGACGAGAGTGTCGCGACGGAGTGCGCTTTTGATATCACTACAGTCCACGTGGGACTCCTATTTTAGGGTGATGAATTGGGGCTTACAGCGATGCTGGAAGCGCTCCCAATTCCGCGTTCTTGAGATTCGTTTCGACAGCGGTGCCAACGATGGTAGCCGCATCGAAAGGAAACAGGGACCGAACGGCGAGAACGACAGCTTGTTCGACACGGTTCGTATGATCGAGAAAACGATCATCGTTCCGAAAGCGAACAGTGATGTTGCAATCGACGGGCAGAACCTGTCCTGTCGTCGGATCCGTGTAACCAACAGCGCACTTGACGTTGAACGAGGAAAGCTTCCCCGGAACGGTAGGGCGCGATTGGCGAAACTGGATCGACGTGGTGTCGCCGTAGCCAGGATTGGTGCACACAAAGGTGGAATCCAAGCCGCTACGACCAGCCAGGACAAAAGACCGGGCAGCCCCGGCGCGATCAGCGATAGACATGTCATATGCCTTTCATAAGGTTACCAACTGGGGAGAGCACGACGGCCAAAAGAGTGCAGAAGTGCAAAACCAGTCGCTGTCTTGTAGGATGTCAGCCCGTTAGAGAAGAGAGAACCGTCAGTCGAACCGGAACCTAACCCGGAGCGGGTAAAGGATTTAGTTTCGACTGAGCATGTTCCTCCAGTGACAGACGCAGAATAGATTGTTCTCATGTAGCCGCCCCAAAGAAACTCGTAAACGGGTTTGGTTGGGTAAACTACAGAGTAATCCTGCGTTAGCACAGAACTCAAGGCGGTAGAGACAATGAAGTCAGTGTATGCGTAGACGCCGTTAAAGGCGGAATACGAAGACACGGATTTCCCCAGATCCGTAAACCAATCAGCAACGAACGAATACGGGGTTAACTCCCAAAGCAAACGACCGAAGTCGTTGAGGCCAAGGAAGGTAGCCATCTGATTCGCTAGACACATGGATTGGAATTCGGGGTTGGGTTGTCCCTGAATCCGAACAAGTCTCTTAAGAACGAGAGACTCCTTAATGCGCTGCTTGAACTTGAATTCATAGTCTATGCCAGAGGTCTCTCGCGTGCTTGACGCATGCGAGCGAATATCTTTGGTTATAGGCTTAGAAAGACGAGATAGGGCAGAGCGGGGGTTCGTCGCAATGCGTGAAAGTTCGACGAGGTCTGAGAGGAGAGGCAAATAGCCATAAGTCCCCTCAAGCCAAGTTTCACCGGCACGATTGAGCGCGTTCTTAAGTTCCTTTAGCGGACGATCAGACACTGGAATGGAACCAGACCGTTTGAGGTGCCTAAAAAAGGCACCGGGTCTGGAGAACAATTCAAGTGTATCACGAAAAGTGGCCATTCCCTCGGCGAGGTTAGTGCTCGATCTTGAGAGATCGGCATTAACGGCGTCCAAGTCAATTCTTGGGAGTGTGGCATCGTGCTCGCTGGTGAAACTTTCACCAACGAAGCCAGAGTGAACCGAATTAGCCCAGGTATATCCTGGAAAACTAACAAGGCCGACACCGGAATCACGAATACCATAATCCGGAATTTCCTGGGACCAAGCGACCGAAGGAGGGACAAATTTTGTGACCTTTACTGACGAGTGCGAGCAAGGTTTCCACACACGCCCACGTTCAGAGGAGTCTTCAAAGGTCTCAATATAGGGACCTAGAGTACAGCCTGAAGGGATGAGTGTAGACCTTGAACGTGTCCGCATGGTAGCATTCCTGGATAGGAGGCTAAGTTGACAAAGGGGGCTCTCCTCTT